CCCGTATGCGATGCCTAACTGGGTTCAAGTGCAGTTAACCGAATGAAATATAAAGGAAAGCAACGAATATGATGAGAACAACACACAAGGCAATGATGTCCATAGGAACAGAACAACGCACTAAAGGAACAGAAATGAATATCGCTATCAAGAATGAAATCGTAAAGGCTATCGATGTTAAGGTGTCAACTTCGATCTTATCTAGTGGCGACGTACAGTATTCACTCACTAAAAAGATTGATGGTAAACCACAGACGGTTGATATTGCTGTAACGTCTTATTGGCATAATAATCTAGATGCTGAGGCGGTAGCAAAGGTGATTATTAATAATGCTAAAGATAAGTTTGCAAAGTTAAGACACGTTAGTGCTAATGTAGTGGACACAACTGATAAGACAAGTGATAAGACAACTGATGTTACACCAAAGGTTTTCAAGTGAAGTTAGTTACGTAGTTAGGTAGGTTGGTAGGGTATCACAAATCCTCACAACGTTTGGAAGCGAAGACCAAACGCCGTGTTTTTCACGTTTTTTGCCCTATTTTTACAACCCAGCCAGAGTCTATAGAGCCTATTTTGTAGGATTAACTATGAAAACAACAACTCAACAGCTAACCCCTAATAAGGGACGCCCAGAAATGCCCAAACATTTAATCCGTGAAGCACGCAAAGAATGGAATCGAGTGTGCGATGAGCTGGATATGATGGGAACGTTATCAACTGCTGATAAAAACATAATTGCTATGTACTGCATAGCATGGGCGCGATGGCTGGAAGCTGAAGATAAGATAAGCGAACAAGGTGCTATCTGTTTATCTCCCAAAGAAAAGACTCCACAGCATAATCCATGGTTCACGGTATCTCAGAGAAGTTGTGAACAACTGCTAAAGTATGCGAAAGAGCAAAGATTAAACTCGCTAAGGAGATCGACAGCACAGAGCCTGTAGAAGATTTCGCAGAGTTGGAAGATTAAAATACGCACTCGGGGGACCATGCCAGTATATCCATGTCGCGTCGGAACATGTAGTGCTTTATTGAAGACTCGCGGATATTGCGATAAACATCAGCATCTTGCACCGCCTGTACAGAAACATTACAGCCAGTATTCTCGCGATCCAGAATCGGTAGCATTCTACCGATCCACTCAATGGAAGAATACGCGCAATACGAAACTAAATAACAATCCTATTTGCGAGCACTGCAAGAGAGAATTAGCCGCTCAGGTTCACCATATAAGGCCAGTGAAACAAATCAGAATTACCGAACCTCATCTACTTCATGATGCTAGTAATCTGTTGTCACTCTGCGCGAGTTGCCATAGTCGTATAGAAAAACGGTGGGGTCACAGTGAATAGTATAATAAATCTTCCCTACGACAACTGGCGTCGAAATAGTCTTATCGACAATGATCTTTACTACTATGATGCAAAGGCAGCGAATCGTGCTGTTAAATTCATTGAAACCTATTGCTGCCATGTTAGAGATAGGTGGGCTGGGATGCCATTCTTGTTGATGGATTGGCAAAAAGTGATTGTACAAGATCTGATAGGTTGGAAACGACGCTCGGATAATCTCCGCAGATTTCGGGAGCTATATCTGGAGCTTCCAAAGGGACAGGGCAAATCTGGTTTGCTAACCTCCATAGGTATGTTTTTATTTCTAGCGGATGGTGAAGCTGGGGCGACGATTGTATCTGGTGCTACAAATTTCCAACAGGCTAATGTCACTTTCGGTTTAGCAAAGATGATGATCGAAGAGTCTGTGAAGTTTAAAGATATGAAAGATAAAGAAACTCTCGATCCTCAGCAGTTTGTGATCAAAGGTCCAAAGAATTCAACCTGGCGAATCATATCAGGTGATGGTGAAGGGAAAGCGGGAGATAATCCCACTTGCTTTATCTATGATGAAATCTGGGAAGCTCCTAACCGCAAGCTATACGACAGTGTTTCCAGAAATGCTAAGAAACGTAGTCAGCCACTTATTCTTATTGCCACTAACTCAGGCACTAGTAAAGAATCAATCTGCTGGGAATTACACGAAAGAGCTACGCGAGTAGTGGAAGGGGTCAGCAAGGATGATGAGCTTTATCCTGTTATTTATGGCAGCGATGAAGCTGAAGATCCTTATGATGAGGAGCTATGGAAGAGAGTAAACCCTGCATTAGATCAGATAATAACGATTGAAACATTACGCAGCGAAGCAAAAAAGGCACGCGAGGTACCAGCACTAGAGGCGGAGTTTAGGCGTCTTCATTGCGGTCAATGGGTCCAAGGCACGAGCAAGTATATTGATATGGGTCAGTGGGATGCCTGCTCGAAAGGCTTTTCTGCTGATGATGTCGCTGGCTTACCACTCGTGCTGGGATTAGATATGAGTTTGAATGACGATCTGACTGCATTGGCATTTATCTACATTGGTAGTAATAATCTCTATGCGAAGTGCAGATTTTATTTACCACATAAAACCGCACAAGAATACGAGCAACGCGATGGTATCAAGTTCGCGGAATGGTCACGCAGTCATATCGACCTGCTCGATGCCGATACGATTGATCCGCAAACTCAACAAGACATAGCAAACTACATCATATCCCTCAAAGATACGAATAATCTAAAAGCACTCTGCTATGACAGGAACAGGGCAAGCAATGTTATTGCGTTAGTGGACGCATCTGGCATTCCATGTATTCCTGTAGCTCAAAACTGGGAACTATCTCCAGCATGCGAAGAGCTTACTAGGAGATTGAAAGATAAGAGCATCGTTTTATCCGCATCTCCTGTACTACGTTGGAACGCGAGTAATGTAGAAGCTCGAACAGATAATAAAGGAAACGTCCATCTAATTAAGGAAGCAAGGAAATGCACTTATCGTGGTAGACGATCCCAAAAGATTGACGGCATCACAGCTCTCGTGACAGCACTTACGCGGGTGGGTATTGAAAGCCGCGAACCAATAAAGAAGCCAAGTATTTACGAAACGCGCGGTGTGTTTAGTCTCTAAAGAATAATCGGGGGAGTTAATGTTGAATTGGTTGAATCCGTTAAAGCGATGGTTTGGTGCAGCGACAGCATATCAGCCAGGCACTGGAAGAATCGTCCCTGTCTCCACTCGCACTGGTGCTGGCGTAGATATCAATGAAATCACAGTATTGAGCATCCCTGCCTTTTTTCACGGTATTAGATTATACGGTCAGACCCTCGGCAATCAGAAGTGGGATCTTATTCATCACCTAGATAACAACTCTATAGAGATAGCTAGAAAACATCCTGTCCATGCTCTGCTGCATAACCGTCCTAACGAGTTTCAATCATCAGCAGAATTCCGTGAAACTATCATTGGTCATGCTTTGGTTTATGGTGGAGGTTTCGCGTATATCGAACGAAATGGAAACTACCGTCCTACTGCATTGCTTCCGCTCTTGCCCGACAGAACTAGACCTCAACTCGATCAAGGCAAGTTTAATTATCTCACTATTGTTAATGGCAAGCAGATTACATTGGAGCCTGATGAGGTGTTCCATATTCGTGGTTTCTCGATGAATGGAACATCAGGTGTTCCGCTTGTACAGATCATGAAAGACACTCTCGGGCTCACTAAGGCACAGGAAGAATTCGCATGCAAGTTCTACGGCAATGGTGCCAACATGGGTGGGTTCTTTGAAATGCCTGGTTCCCTTACGGTTCAAGCGCAACAAAATCTAAAAGATAGTATGCGTAGAGAATACGGTGGTTTGGGTAATGCTTTTAAGCACATCTTTTTAGAAGATGGTGTCAAATATCACCAGCTAGGTACCGATCCAGACAAAGCGCAATTTATCGAGGGCAGGCAGTTCCAACTCTCTGAAATAGCAAGAGTGTTAGGTCTGCCATGCCATCTATTATACGATTTATCAAGAAGCACTAATAATAATATAGAACATCAGGGCATCGAGGTCGTGACTTATTCCTTTGCTCCGTGGGCTGGCAAGTTATGCGATGAAGCCAATAATAAATTGCTGTATGAAAGTGAAAAAGATGATTATGAAACTCGCATCGATTTAACTCCGCTAATGAAGGGCGACGCGCTCACTCAGGCTCAAACCGATCAGATCCGATTTAATACGCTTGCTATCACTCCGAATGAAATACGAGCTAAAGATGGTCGCAATCCTATCGATGGCGGCAACGATCTGTATATCAATCAGGCTTATTTGCCGTTGTCGATTTCTATGCAAAAGGCATTGATGCCATCGCAACCTTTGGGATTGCCAAACCCAGCAACTCCAGCAACAGATCAAAACATTGGCATCAATACCGATGCCGATGAGGGCGATGATAGTGTGCCTGGCAATCCATCAGCGGGCGAGAAAGATGTAATCGGTCCTGCTGTGCCTGATAAATTAGTGGATGATGATTTGGGTCGTTCTATACTTGCTCCCGTAATACATGACGCTATTGGTCGAATCGTTCGGCGGGAATCAAAAGCGATCAGCGCCGCCGCGAGCAAGTTTAACCGCGAACAACTCCGCACCTGGTTCATCAAATTTGCTGAAGATGAATCCAAGCATATCGATGAAGTATTGCAGCCAGTCATCAGGGCGTTAGAGGCGTCTGGATCGGTCTGGGACGCATCCTATAGCAGCAGACATCTTGCAACCCTATCTCAAGGCATGGAAGCGGTAATAACTGCTCCAGAAGCCCAAACAGATACAGCCCTCGCTGATCTGATGAAACTTTTAGAGGAACTGCCAGACAAATCATTGAAGGGAGAGGTATGAAATTACAATTACGCTCGCAAATCGGTGCAACTATCACCAGCGAGAACAATAAGCTTGTCGGCAGGGCAATCGTTTGGAATTCACTGTCTCAAGATTTGGGAGGATTTAAAGAGAGATTTCTCCCTGGCTCGGTAACTGATTCTGTTCGCGGTGGTCAAATCGCTGCTCTATTTAACCACGACACATCCAAGCCACTAGCCACACAGACCAATGGAACACTTCGACTATTGGAAGATTCCGAGGGCTTGCAGGTTGAGATAGATTTACCAGATACATCTTATGCTAATGATCTTCGCTCTTTAATGAAACGTGGCGACGGCACTGGCATGAGTTTTGGTTTTTCTCCTATAGATGTTAATTGGGTCAAAGAAAACGGTATCAATATCGCGGAAGTAAGAAAAGCAGAATTAGGTGAGGTGTCGCCATTGCTTGGAGTGCAGCCAGCATATCAAGCCACATCTATTGCGTTGAGATCATTAAATGATGAACAGATTGATTATGTCGATACCTATGGGATCGATGTAGATCAGTTAGCTGGTGTTTTTATATCAATTAAAAAAGGATTCCAGCTATCTGATAAGGAAAGAGATTTGATGCAACAGGCTCGGAGCTTGTTCGCATTGTCAAAATATCCTAAGCCAGCACTTCAAGCGGCTTGCGATAAGGCAGCAAAGATACTGATTTAAGTGAGCCTCATTATCTTATCCAAGTATCAGATAATGAAACAGCCAAGTCTGTAGGGGCAATCTTAACGGCAGCAAAGCTGTAAAGGAAACTTAACTATAAGAAAATGGGGAAACTCACATGAATTGGGAACAGATTAAAGGTTTGAAAGAATCACGCGCAAAGGCTTTTGCCGATGCTGCTGCAATCCGCGAGATTGCTAATAAAGAAAACCGCGACCTCACTGCGGACGAAAACACAAAGCACGAGAAACTGCTTTCAGATGTAGAGTCGTACAAGGCTCGCATTGATCGTGAGGAACGCGCTGCTGCAATGGATACTTTTATTGCAGATCATAAATCCAACGTTTCCAACGTCGGACGCGAAGATAACAAGCTCGGTATCCCAGCTAGGGATTTGCGAAAGTATTCAATTCACAAAGCTATTCGTCAAAGCCTCGCGCAGCTAAAAGGTCACGGGCATCTAGACGGGCTGGAAGCTGAAGTAAATGATGAAATGGAAAAGCGTATTGGCAAAAAAGCACAGGGCTTTTATATGCCTACTGACATTCCAATGGCCAAACGTACACTGAACGCTACATCTACTGGTGTTGGTTCTATCATGACCACAACGGAAGCGACT